GGTGATTAAATGACATATGTATATCTTAAAACACAAGCATTTACCGGAACTGATTTATCTTTAAATACTATTCCTTTACAAGTAACAAGTGTAGGTATTTCAGTAACCAAAACAATACCTGCATTTCCTGTTCCTTTATCGGGAGTAGCATTAGGTGAATCAATTACAGCCGCATTAGATTTAGGAATGGCTACTAAAAATATTTCATTATCTGGGGTTATTACCGACACTGTTATTAAGAAAACAAATGTAGGAAATGAAGAGGCTTTAACATTTACAGCACATGAAGTTGCTCAAATGATTGCAGCAGGTGTAGATTCAACAGGTTTTGCTAAGAACCAAGCCTTTTCGGAATTAGTAATATTAATGCATTCTTTTGTTGGTAATGACTATCAAACTAGAAGTGGTGTTAATACTGCTGATAGAAGCACAGGAACTTTAATACCATTAACATTTGGTTCAAGAGGTGGAGCAGATTCAAAAGATAATTTAGGAGTGCCAACTCCTTTTTCTGTTTTTCCCGACTCTTCAACTGATATTGGTTTAACTGGTTTCGTTAGAAGTTTTACAACTAATTTTGAAGCAGAAGCGTTTGATTTATCTTTTACTTTAGAGTTTGAAGTTGCATCAGTTGTTCCTTGAGGTGATTAAATGTATAATATTTTAACAGGAAAACAAAGAGCATTGGTTTTCCCTGTTATGTGTAATGGGCATGTTAAAATAGATTACTCGGATAATGTGCCGGATTCGGCTGATGATATAAGATATGGTATTTGGTCGCATAGTGGAGACTTTTCCTTTGAGTCTATTATTACTCCTTATGACATTAATGGTGCTTTTAATACTGCCTTACGAGGTAGAACACTTACTGCATCAACAAAAATTATGCCGAATAGTGGACACCAAACAACTTTGGCTAATTACCAAAGTGAAAAGTATTTACCTGTTGCTGATAGAATTACACACGAAATGAGAATATTTTCTAGCAGTAATTTCTATATTTCATTAAAGAATGCAACAACTACAACTGCTAATCAACCTGCTGAATATAAAATATTAGTAGGAATTAAATTAAGTAGTGGGGGTGTTCAAGAATTTTTAACTGATAGTGCTGTTATTTTACCGACAAAGGATAGGGCTTGGACTCGTTTAACTTCTAGCGGTATAGTATCAACACTTAGCGGCTTTAATCAAGAAGGAAGAATAGAATATGAAATCGCCGCTACCTTAGAAAGTGCTTTTTCTTCCGGTGGTAGCGTATTAACTTGTAGTGCTGTTGATGCTAATACAATAGACGATGACGAGCCGTTGTTCATCCGAAATGGGTATGATTTTACGGTCATAGGAACCGTTGATTCGACGGACACATCAGCCAACACCATTACACTATCGAGCGCATACGGGGCCAATATCGCTGACGAAACCTTGATTTATCGTAGGACTTATGCCGACCCAACATATATCAACAATTCATTTCATATTGCTTGCACCTATGCTGAAACAGGTAAAGAAGTAAAAATATATTTAAACGGCTTATTAGTTAAAACTGCAACTCATGGGCAATCTGGAACATTTTCTTTTTACGAAGCAGATTTGTTTATAGGTGCAAAAGGTGTTGGTTCCACCGGCGCAGAATCAGCAACTACTAATAAACAATTTATGGGAGAAATGCATGAAATGTGTTTAACTTCCGTTATTCGTAAAAGGTTTTCATCTATCACTAATTTACTACCAAACTATAACGATACATTATTTTACTTTAGATTTGAAGAGGTGGACTTATGACATTAGATGTTTTTGCCACAGGTTCAACAACCGCATATAACTTTGATGTTCCTACTAATCCATTGATGACAACCCAAAGAAGTTCAACTTCTTATACTACCGGAGATGTTTTGTTTTCAGCCATTTATTCTGATGATAGTGAAGAAACTGTTTACAGCGAAATAATATTAAATAAAACTCTTCAAGCCGAATATGAAAATCTATCAGTAACTAAAGGATATAATATTAATTGTTTTGATACTGTGTCATCTACGGGAGTAAGTTTAGCGACCATAGATGCTGCCACAAATTCGCCTAATATAAATACTCATTACTATTTTGTTTTAATTCATTCCGACGACCACTTAAAACATCACTTTGCTAGAATTACAGAAATTAAAACAAGCGATACATTGGGGGATTCATTTGACTTTGAACCAAAATTAGGAAATGAAATACCTCAAGGAACCAAGTTTAAACTATACAAAGGGCCAGCGATTACTTCTAAAGCAGTTGCTTTTTCAGCAGGTATTAAACAAGACTTAAAGGCTTCATTACATGTAGCAAGACCTCACTTTTGGTTTGTTGATTCATTAGATAAAAAAGATGAATTAGACCACAACACTAAGTATTTTGCGAGAGTCCAAGCAGAAGGAGATGGCTCAAGCGTTACTTTAAATTCAAGCACAGATAAAGTAACTTTTGTAACAGTTACTAATTATGGGCAAGTAGTGGTAGATTACAGTAAGTATTCTTTAAGTGCCTCTATAACAGATATTCTTAGAACTAAAGATGCAATTTATGAAAGCAACGAAGGCATTACATTGGCAAGTATAGATGATAGCGATTATGATTTGTTTGCTCCTAATGCTGTAAGAGATACAGACGATAATATTGCATCAACGGGCGTTTATATTACAAAAGGCCCAAAGAGATACTTGCATTATAATTATTCACCAACCAAAAATAACTCTACTGCTAATATTATAGATTTAGAGGTAGAAGAATCTATTGGTAAAAAAAGCAGTTATGCTGAAATAAAAATAGCGGATTCTTTTAGAATACTTTCTAAAAAAATAAATACTTATGACCCATTAAGAGTTCACCATATGATTCATAGAGGTGATTTTAATGATTGGGTTTCCTTTGGTGCTACAATTACTTCAGTTACTTCTAATGTAGTTAATAAACCACTTTACGCAATTAATACTCCCGTTGATTTACAGACCTATTTAAATGATGGAGATGAAGTTTTAATTAATTCTAGGGTTATGATTGTATATGATGTGACCGCTTCTACTTTAAGATTCTATCAAGAGAGTAGATTAGAAACTGATTCTGCATTTACAACAACAACGAGTATAGCAACAATAGCAGAAGATACTGAAATTTATAGAAGAGCATGGAATACAACAGATGGAACTCTTTTAACAGGAATGAGAATGCTTGATAGTAGGCAAGATAATTTATATGTTTCTTTAATCAGTAATGAATTTTCTCAATTAGAAGCAGGAGTTACTTCTTATATTGGTGATACTGGACTACTGACTCTTTCTTTTGAAAATAAAGGATATGATAATATTAGCGCATTAGATAATATGACAGGTCAATATATCATATACAACGAAAAACTAAATGGTAGAATTACTAAACTATCTCAAGATAAACCAGATGGGCAAACGATTATGAGTATTTCTGGTGCTGATAAACTAAGGGAATTACTTGACCCTATTATTGAAAAGAATACTTTGTTTTCTAAGGATATTGTTTATTCAACCAATAGCCCTTACAATAAAGTAACCTCATTAGGGATAAATATAACTACTACCTTTGGTAGTATAAGCGCAGTATTAAGTGGTAGTGTAGGTATAACCATAGGAGATAAAATTTTTGCTAAAACAGCAAGTGGAACAATGGTGTATTTAGGAGAGGCTCACCAGACTTTTTCTTACAGCGCATCAACCGTAACAAATTTCTTTAAGGAAGGCGCATTGGGTCAAGTAACAACAGGAGCCGCATATAAAGCATCAACTAAATATACAGTATTTAATAAAGCCCTCTCTTCAAATTCTTTTGTATCTTCCTCTACAAGTCTATACGGGACAGCAAATAAAGGTCTTTTCTTTGAAAGTGGAACAAAAATAGTTGCCGGTGCTGAAACAGACAATCTTTCTAATTCATCAATAAATACAGTAAATCCGAAAGCAGTAGGGTATTATTTAAGCGAAGCAAAAAACATGAAATCAGATGAATTGTTTCAAGCAAGATTAGATGATAATGCTTCTAGTAAATCCTATTCTACTTTTGATACTGTGAATACTTTAATAGATTTTAATATATTGTCTATTCAAGAAATAGATGGAAACCAAGTTATTGAAATAGCCCCTCATATTCCTTTAACTCTTGGGAGAGTAGATATTAATTATGCTAATACCCAAGATACTACTTTTACTTCTTTAGGCACAAATACAGCAGCAATAACTTCTACTGAAACTGATGCAAAGCAAAGATTTATTTTTACCCGAACAACCACTGTTTTATCAACTGCGGCTGTTCCTAGAAACTTTCATAATAAACCACTTTATGTAAATAATATATTTGTTGGTAATATTATTCTTGCTGTTCTACAAAGCGACCAAGTAAACATCAAAATCTTTATAGATAGACAGTTACCTATTGTTGCTAATGGTTCAACTCTTTCAACATTAGCAGGAGATGGAACTACTAATGAAACTGCTAAATTAACTCATGAACTTTCTTTGCTAAATGGTGGACATTTACATGGCGGCAAAATAATTACTTTACTTTCACCTCATAGGAAACCTGTTCCTACTAGGCAAGGCTTCGGAGAAACGGTTAGTTTAGACTTTACATTAGATTACAATGCAACTCCGCATTCTTTAACAAACTCAGATAGATTTGGAAGTCCATATTACAGAATAATAAATGTAGAAAAAGGTAATGTTACATTTAAGAAACCAATGAATACTAGTTTATTTGAACCAGTAAATATTCTATATAATAGACCTACTAAAATACCTTATTATGTTTCAGCATATAAATTTGACCCTGCTTTTTATATTGATAGTGTAATACAGAATAATATTATTGGTGTCAATAAAATGGATAATGTATTAAGACAACACTCTCTTATTGAAAGTCGAGGATATGTTCCCCCAAGTGGTTCAAACTTTTTTGATACTATTGTTCATAAAGATGGAGGAAGTGCTAAGTTTACAAACTTTCATTTTGACCCAACAACTCATCATAATACTACTAATACTTCTACTGACCATGCAGAAAAAACACCTTATGCAGTAAAAGACTTATTGTGGCAACCAGACCCAAAAGTTGCTAGAATGTTTTTATTCATTAACTCTGATTTATCACCTTATTCCTCAGTTAGAAAAGACAGTTTATTAAATCCTAAATTAACTAGAGACATTTCAAAATATAATCTATTTACATTAACTGATGGATTAACTGTTAATTTTTCTGACAATAAAAACAATGCCGGAATATCTACTAAGACTATAACCTATAAAGATAGCAACTATTCTTCTTCTTCTATTATATCCAGCGAAAAAACCCTCTCTTCTTTAAATAGATTTGGTATGATGCGTTTAACTGAACTGTGTTTTGATTGGGCTTTTAATCAATTCGACCCCGAAAACCCACCCCCTAAAACTGCAACCTTACCTCATTTTTATTATTATAGCCACGATGTATCAAGTTCACATATTGGAACATTACACGCTACCCAAAGTTTAAATCTTAAACTTTTAACATTTACGGGTAATGTTGTTGTTGCTAATGGTGATTTGATATTAGACAGTAATGGTAGATTTATTGGAGTTTGCGATGGGGCTAGTGATGGAACAGATGATAATATAGTATTATTACATGAGAATAGATATAATACTAATGGAACTACTCACAATACTACAACTAATGGCATATATAAAATAACTTCTACTGAAAAGGCTTTAATTTCAGGAGTAGGAGAAACAGATACTTTTACTTCACGATTAGACTCTATTCACATGCATAAAGGAGTAGTAGTAAATACATTAGCAAATGATACCGATAGTGACGCAGGAGATGGATATTCAAGAGAAGAATGGCTGTCTAAGTTCGGAACTCATTTGGGCGTTGCTGGTTCAAATGCAAATAAAAAACACAATTTATTTAACCCAATAAATATACAAGGTGATTCTTCTTTAATAGTAAACGAGGGCGGTGCGACCGGCAATACAAATATGCACAGTTCTAATTTATTAGAATTAATAGATACTTTAGATACTGTTTCTGGTGGTTCTGCGGCTAGTGGAAATGCTCTATTTATGCAATATTGGCTACCTATTTTCTTAGATAGATATTCAATTGAAGACGGAACCCAACTTGTTTCTTCCGGTATGGTTGGAGCGCATATTAAAGCGACAACTAAATATAATGACGCAACAGGAACTAATGTGCAAAAATATGGGTTAATTGGGCATTCTTTAAATGGTAGTTTTGCTAATAAAGAAACTTTTAATCAATCAGCAATAACTGGTGTGGGTCTTGATAACTTAGCCGATGGCGCATTTATAGGATTTAAACCAAGATTACATGTTACTGGTAGTGCAACAGATACAGGAAAAACTTCTTCGGGTTCTACCACACACATTTATCACTTTACTATAAGTGGAAAATATAAATGGCTACAATATGTTGATTTAACAGGAACATATATAATTCCAGGACTTACTAATTATATTGACAGTGATGGAAGTATTGAGAGTATTTCTTCAAGTAACAGTGAAACATATGGCTTAAATAATTCAGTGCCTCCACTTGCATTACCTTACTGTATTTCACATGAAGTAGACCACAGTAACAGCACTGAAACTCATATTCTTACGATGAGCCATACATTAACAAGTAGTAATTGGCATAGGATTATGCAACCAAACCACACTTGCACTTATGCTTATGGGCCTAAAGACATTGATTTAAATACCTTTTCTTCAGCATATACTAAAATGCCATATGCAGACAAAATGTATGAAAATATAAATAATTACGCATTAAATAATGCAAAGGGAAATAGGACACTACAAGGTGATAATGAAGGAGTTCTTTCAATGTATGTTATATTAGATACTGAAAGTTCATCTTCTCCATTTTATGTTACCTCGGCTGATGGTATAAGTAATGGCGTAGGAAATACCCCTGATGAAATATTGGTTCCAACTGTATATCTAAATAAAATGCTAAATGGAGTTAGTGGCAAGTTTTGCGTAAGTGATGGAGACACTATGTTTTCTACCCCACTTTCCTTTTTATTGAGAAGTCAAGGGAACAATGTTGATTTTGGATATACAGGTAATACTTTATCATTTGGTAAAATGCAAGAAACTCTTGGAGTGGTTTCTGTTTCCGAAATTACTTCTATTACTGTTGGTGGTGAAACTCCAATTAATGAAAATTCTAAAAGAGCCATGATTGGCTCAGTGGTTAATATTTGTAATGAAACGGAAGACATAATAGAAGAGTTATTAGAAGAACAGGGAACTCCTTTTGCTATTACAAGAGAAGACTACCCTCTATTCGTAGCACCTAATTTTGAAAGTATTAGTTTATTTCAAGCAATAAACTTTTTACTACAAAAGAAAGATAAAACTCTAATACAAACAGAAGATACTTTTACAATTAAAAACAAAGAGAGTTCTGACTTCTATACTAATTTGCTTATTAGCGACAATGGAGATATTCGTATCTATGAATATGAAGTATTGGATAGCACCTTTGACGAGTATAACCACATTATAGTCAATGGTAAATCCCATCAAGGCACTAAAAGAGATATGGCAAGCATTCATGCAATAGGCAAAAAATCATTAAAAGTCTTTGAAAGGAAATTAAATACTCAAGAAGAAGTAGATGTAAGAGCAACAGAATTATTGATATTACATGAAACTAATTACCCCAGTAAGAAAATAGGGACAGAAAATAGAAATAAAAAACTTAGAATTACTGTTGGTCATGCCAATATAAGTCAAATTAGAGTTGGAGATATTGTAGAGGTTGAAATAAAACAAGAAAATATTCCTAGAAATCAATATTTAGTTCTTGAGATAACTCACTCCCTTACGGGTTTAATGGAATTAGAATTAGGAAAATACCGCATTGGAATGGAAGATAGATTTTCCGAACTTTCTATTGATGTAGATACTACTCAAACACAACAAAACAATACAAGTAATGAGTCAAATACTATCAATCTTGGCTTTTTAGAATCAATTAAAATTAAACCATTACGACTATTAGTTCGTAAAAGAACAACAACAGGTTCAATGACGCTTGGTTTCACGACAGCGTTAAATACCGGAACCGCACAACTTGGATTTACAGGTGGGGCTTCAATCGTCTATGCTGACTTAGTGGAGGAAGAATTTTGATAACTGACCTATTGCGAGATAAAATTGCGGCTTACATAGTTGAATTAATTGATGGAACTAATGCTGGTGCTGGCGATTTAGGATTAGGTGGCAATTCAACAAGTCCTGCCGCAACTGCCTTAGATGTTCCTTTAGGTATTACTCCTTCTCAATATGTAGCAACTCTTTCAACTAATAGTGTAATAGAAATAAAACTATCAGTTGAAGGTTCAAACATTACAGGAAAAGTTATTCGAGAAGCAAGTTTTGGGGCAGATGATTCGGGAGATTCTTTTGATGATGCCGCAGCATTTATGTTATCAAGAGTAGCATTTAAAGGCGTTGGCCCATTTGCGGCTAATGAGCAATTAGAAATATTTTTAATATTAGAGGTGGAATAAAATGGTAGAAAATAACCCGCATAAAATTTCAACAATGGGAACAGGTGGCTCTTTAGCCGCAATTACAGACGGTAGCGACTTTCCTCATTCCGGTTTAATTAAAGGTCTTTCTCAAATGGCAAGACAAAACATCGTTGTAAAAAACAACTCAAATGATTTTGACATTACTCAATCAACGGCTAATGGTGGAACCATTACCGTATCAGCAGGAACATATCTTAGAGATGGAAAGAAATATGTCGCTCAATACAAAACAGGAACTACTGCTGCGGTATTTACATTTAACGCTAGTGAGTTAAGTAATGCTGTTGATAAAGGCTATCATTTAGTTGTAGTTGATGTAAATAATTTTATTCTAGTAAGGAAACCAACAGTGTTAAACAAAGTCCCAGACTATACTTCGGGAGATACAATTATTGCAGTATTTGAATATGCTTCTACTTCTAGTAGTGGTGCTATGAACATACAATACTTAACAACTGATAAAACAGAAAACAGTGTGAGTATTGCATATAAGAACTCAAACGCTTATACCGAAGTAAGTGCCATTACTGGAACTAATGCAGGTTTATTTATTTCCGGAATAGGGGCTACTGGTGCTGCGGCTGCTGCTGACGATAAAGTTATTATTCAAGATACTAGTGCTTCCGATGTAATTAAAACGGTTACTGCACAGGCTATTGCTAATTTAGCACCACAAGGAGATATTACAGGAGTAACTGCCGGAACAGGTTTAACTGGAACTAATTTAACAGGCCCAGTTCCTACACTAAATGTAGGGGGATTAACAGTAGCGGAATTAGCCGCAAGTTCGGTATTAGTTGCAGGTGAAACATTTGCAGATAACGATACAAATTTAATGACGGCTGCGGCAATAAATGATAGAATTGAAAGTTTTGGCTATACTACTAATGTTGGAGATATTACAGGAGTTGCTTTAACAGCAGGAACAGGAATTGATTTGACAAGTGTTGCTAATGCTACTGCCGGTGCATATGCCGCTACAATAGGAGTAGATGTTTCTGATTTTATGGCTAATGGCGTAAACAATAGAGTATTAACTGCAACAGGCGCAGATGCTATGAACGCAGAAGCAGGATTAACTGTTACTGATGCATTAATTAATGTCGTCGGTGGAATACTTCGCATCAATAAAAATTTAGAATTCATGCCACAAGGCGGAGTTGGCTTTGTTGCTGATACACCGATAATGTATATTTCCGATGCAAATAACTCTTTGACATTACCGGCGGCAAGTTCTCATACTAATCAAGTAATAATAATTAAAAACATGAAAAGTGCTAATTTAACAATAACAATAACTGGTGGAGATAGATTTGAAGATAATCAAAATTACAGCAAAGACTCAAGATGGGTTGATGTAAGTAATGTAAGATTACTACCGCTTCAATCTATTAGATTACAAGCAGTAGATGATGGTAGCATAGTTATACCTATTGCTGGTGCGCCCGATACAATGGCTACGGGTTGGATGATATTAGATAGCACTACTATTAATGTTGATACTGTTTATACTCATCCTAACCATAGTGGAGATGTAACATCGAATGCAGATGGGGCTACTACTATTGCGGCTGATGCAGTTACTTACGCTAAGATGCAAAACACAGCAACCGCTAATAGAGTATTAGGTGCGGCAAGCGCAGGAGTAATCAGTGAAGTTCAAATTGCTGTCGGTATGATGGGTGCTAATTCAGTTGATTCCGACCAATATGTTGACGGTTCAATTGATACCGAACACTTAGCGGCTGATGCAGTTACTTACGCTAAGATGCAAAATGTTACTGCCACAAGTAGAGTTCTAGGAAGAATTACTTCCAGTGCAGGAATTGTTGAAGAATTGACACAGGCTAATTTAAGAACAATAATTGCCGTTGCTGATGGTTCTTTATCTCAAAATAATTTTACAGATGCAGACCATACTAAATTGAATGGTATAGAGGCTTCTGCTACTATTGACCAAACGGCCAGCGAGATACTTACTCTCATAGAAGATGGAGTTGATAGTGTTCATTATAAGGATGGTAGCATTGATACTGACCATATTGCCGATAATCAAGTAACAGGCGATAAACTTGCAGACAATATAGATATTGCAGGAACATTAGATGTAACAGGAGTTACTACTTTAGATGATAATTTAGTAGTAGCAACGGCTAAAACTCTTCTTGCTAGAAGACTACCCGTTGTTGCTTTAAACGCTTCTACTACTTTAACCGAAGCAGACCACGCAGGTAGATATGTTTTTATTATAGGGGGAAGCAGGGTAATTACCCTCCCCGACAATCAAGGTGCAGGTGTTCATTTCACTATTATCAATAATGACGGTAATGGTTTTACACTACGAACTGGAACGAATAGTAGTAGTGGTGATACCATGAATGGTTCAGATGATGATATTGCAGTAGCGGCTCGTAATGGTGTTACTTGTATTTCGACTGGAACTGATTATGTTGTTTTGGGGGTATGATTTTGTATCTCGCTATTGCTGGTTCTTGTGCTGAACAAAAGGCTAATGACACTTTTTATACTCTTTCGGAACTTAGTTATAACGCTGTTGCTAATGCCGGAACTGTAGTAGTTACAGAATTAGTGATAACTCCGAGTCAAATGATTATATCAACAGAACCCGGAAGTAGCGAGAAATTACTGGCTTATGCTTTTGATGACAGTTCTTTACCCAACTTTGGTTCATTAGAAGACGAACTAGCAGTAGGTAATCAAAACCCAAGAGGGCTTACTTTTGGAGACAATGGAGACTTTTTATATATTAGTGGAAACGCTTCACCTTATTTACAAAGAAGAGAACTTAGCACCGCTTATGACATTACAACAGCAGGAACAACAACAACATTTAACACACAATCCTTTGGTTGGGGGGGGCAGGGATTAGCATTCAAAAGTGACGGTAGTATTCTATTTGCGGCAGAAGGTAATAATATACGAGTATGTAATTTAAACACTAATTGGGACATTACCTCTATAAACGGAACACCAAGCACTGTTGCTTTATCCGGTATAAATGACGATGATGGTGACAGCATATCAAGTCTTTTTGGTGTAAGGTTTAAACCCGATGGGACTAAGTTTTTTGTTTGTTATAGAGTAGATAACACTCCTAAAGTTGCAGAGTTTTCACTCTCTACTGCTTGGGACTTATCAACTAAATCGTTTGTATCAAGTCTTAACATAGGTGACAAACTCGGTTATTATTCATCGGGCGTTCTTGGCTATCCGGCAGGTCTTGATTGGAACTCGAATGGTAGTCGGTTATATCTTAGTAGCATACATGTAGAATTAACAATTGGTCAAATTCAAGTAGCCGAATATACTGTATAAAGTTAAGGAGAATAATATGAAAGTATTAGAGTTATTAGCAAAAACATTACTGTTTTTAATAGTAGTATCTTATCCTTTTGTTATGGCTTACGGCCATACTCTCATACCAGAATATATGATAACTAATCGTTAAGTAAATTAAAATTTTATTGGACTAATAGGGATTCAAACCGTTTAAAAATTTTTGCATAAAAAAAAAGGATAAGTCAGTCCGAAGACTAACCTATCCTAATTAATTTTATTTAGTCTTTACAGACCAAATACCACTACACTCTCTACATTCCCAAAGTTTTGTTTGGTCGCTAGACCCAACATAAAAACCTAATATACGCTTCGCAAGCGTATCTAATCCGCAATACTTACAAGTTTGTTTTAAACTCATTTACGCTCGCCTTCATCATTTTCACCAAGTAATCTCTTAATGTATTCTTCAACGCTTTGTTCGGAGATATTAGAACCACCGAATGCGGCGAAGAATAACAAAGATACAATTACTAAGAAAATAAATAGGCCAAACCATTCTGCTGTGTCCATTACCAATCAACTCCTAAATCTAAAAATTCTTCCTTTTCAATAGAAAACGCTTTTACTATGCCGTTTTCTTTTCCATACTCCCACAAGTTATAAACTAACTGGGTGTCTTTCATGCAATACTCTACTACTTCATCATACCTTCCTGCTTTCCATAACTTAGGTGCATCTGCGCTATCCATCAGTTTAGAATCATCTAAGGAATGCTTCACTAGGTTCTTTAATTGCAATCGCTCGCCGTGTCCTTTGAGTAAATCTTTACTTGTGTCAATATATTGTTTAGCATTTAAATACTTATGAATGCAGTATATATCCATTGAATCTCTAAGGATGGGTAAATCAAACGCTACGATGTTATGTCCGAGTAATTCCCCACCCTTTTGAAAGTGGTCATCTAAATCATATTTAAGTTCTTGTAGAGACTTAACTATATGACCGCTTTTAGCAAAGGTATCTACTGGTTCATCAACATAGACTGTTCCTGTTGAACCATCCCAAGTTGCCACAGTAGAGACTTGAAACATATGAGTGTTACCAAACCCACCAATTTCGTGAGACATGTTCTTTGTCTCAATATCTAATGCTAATACCGACATTAAATCAAACCCAAAGTTTAGAAAGTTTCGCAGATTCTTCATCAACGGGTTCTTCTCCGCCAATCTTTCTCTTTAAAAACGCAACAATGTTTGTTGATGCTACGGGTAGCATACTACAACATTCCCAACCTTCGTCACCATAGGTGTCTAATGTTTCAATTATTACTTTAGGCCCTTTCGTTATGTCAAAGACGACATATGTATTTTCGTATTTCATTTTTTCACTTCCTTTTGGTCTTCAATTAATTTAACATTTGTAGTTCTACCAGTTTTAGTTTCTATAAACTTTGATTCTATTCTTGCCCAAATCCTATATACTGATGCTTGTGATTTCTTAAGGTCTTCTTGAATCTTCTGCCTAAACACTGTCTTGTTGATTATTGCATCTTTTTCTTGTGGGTTTTTTCTTTTATAATCTACTTCCATTTTTCGATAGATAGCGACTATTGCTTTAAAATCAACTTTTTCTGAAACAGACTTTCGTTGGTTGCGGAGGCTTCGCTCTAACCAATCTATGAGAGTCTTATAACATTGTCGGTTGATAGACCCTGCTTGCCTAACATGTTTACCCCTCACGATGAAACGCTTGCTTTTATCTGTTATTGAAGGTGCTTCAGCAATACTGCACAATACTGCCATTCTTATTATATTTTTAAGTATTCTTCCAACAAAACTATCAGCAACTTCTCTCACAAATAGCCCACTACCATTAACAAATGACATCATGCTTTCATACTCTAACATCAAAGTTTCTCTAAATTCATCAGTATATACCATAGTATTTATAGAAGTTCCTCCTTCTGAAAGAACCTCTTGGTATCTTTCTTCCAAACATTCGTATATTTTAATAAATGACTTTACAAAATTATCAATGGGAGCATTAACATCTTGAATAGTTCCAGCAGTAGAAATAACTTCTCTACGAATTTTATCCAATACAGCAGGAGGAACATCCCAAATAAAACATACCATTCTTTGTAGGAGTCCCTTTTCTGTCATAATATCATTTAATTCTTTAGGTGGGTAAGTCATAGCAACAATTGACCTCTCGGAATGGCAAACAATATCTTTACCACCAAGTAATCGCTTTCTGTTAATCCAAGACTCACCGTGTAAGGTATTACACAATGTATTTAAAATTACAATTGTATCTGTTTGGTGTTGGCTTGGTGAAAATACTCCAGAATATTCAAATTCATCATAATGAAGAAAACCACTTCCTTCTAAAGCCCCTTCAAAGAACTCATCTTTCCATATCCCAGTAGGTCTTTCATTTCCATTGTCGTCTTCTTCCATCTCTTGAATTGATTTCCATTCACCAATCAATGCGGCACTTGAAGCAATTTGCACAGAAAAGGTATCAAATGTCTTACGGACACCTTCTGAATGAATCCATTCATTACCTTCTTCATCTTCTCGTTGTTCTTGTAACATTGGCTTTCTTTCATTGTAGGTATGTTTTTTCAAATCGTTAATTTTACTAAATACCTTTTTAGCGATAGGCCCAGTAAAATTATACAATGTGGACTTACCAGAACCAGATGTTTGTATTTGACAAAAATGTATTCTTGTATCTTCTATGTTTCTGCCATTAGGTATTGCTACAAAGTCTTTAGATATTTGCCCTAATAAACTAAAGAAACTTACTGCCGCAGGAACTTCGTTTAAGTGCGCTACTTCACAAGCAGACTTTTGATACAATCTTACTACTTGTGGTAGTTTTTCAGCAAATGCTCTAGTTGTTTCTTCGTGCGTTTTTAAGTATGTTTCTTCCCAATCTTCATCGTAATAATCATCATTCATATTTTCACCTTCTTTTCCGAGTTTAAAGTATTTAGAATGCGAGAGGCTAATACCTGCCCAACGCCTTCAAGGAACTGTAATTCCTCTTCTGTTTGTTCTCCTATTTCCATTACGGAACCATACTCCTTAATCAAGAGTTTGGCTTTCTTTATTGATACGCCTTTAATACTTGTGAGAACATCAAGTCTTAAGTCATCCGTTGTTACTCGTTTGAATACTTCGGGGCGTATTACATCTCTTTGTATAGGTTTCATTTTGCATATCGCTGTAATGATTAAAGATGCTTCTTCTTCTGTCGGAACCCAAAAAGCCTTTACATCAGTATCTAATGTAATTCTACCAATTGCCCCTAAGAATTTATTATTTAACATAATACTTCTAGCAGGTTCTTGAATATTTGCTTTACTGTATTTCTTAACATTAAAGATTGCTTCTGCAATATCACCATAAATAATAACTACATTTGTTTTGTAATGTCTATCCATGTTATCTATTTGAGTCCATAACCGTTTACTGATTACAGAACCTAAAAAGTCAGTTGTTGATTTTGCTTCAAAACAAACATCATCAAACACATAATCTCCTATTTCAAGCCACTTCTTTTCTGTTTGAACATTAAGGGCTTTCGCTTTACTCTCTACTAGTTTAACTAGTTTAGAGCCTTCTTTTTCTCTACTATCTATAATTAACATATTAGTCCTCCTTATCTAAAAAGGTTGGGTATCGCCAACACTTCCCCACACAATACCCTTCGGGGATTAGCACAGTCTTACAGAAAGGTGTTTTGTAATTACCAAATACTGTAAATCGTGCATGTTTCCTTGTTTCATTTTCATTCCAGTCTAACCAAATTCCTTCGTTGTTTTCTACTAAGTTTTTTATTTCTTCTACAATAAGTTCTAATACTTTCTCTTTATCTTCTCTTGTTACTAAATTTCTTCTTCCTGTCAATAAATCTCTATACCAAGCAACAAGGTATGCTCTTGACATATGCGAGGGATTCTCCGTCATTACTGCATTATGTAAACAAGGCAGTATTGGCAATTTACCAGTATATTCCGGCACAGAAACCTCGCCTCCTACCTCTTCAATGGGGGGCGCATCGGGAAACTTGACCTTGATTTTACCGCCCTTTCGGAAGGGAATAAGGCGTGGTTTCGATGCTAATGTAAGAATAGCAGATAGTGGCTTTGAAAGGTCTTCTTCAATCAAAGGTATGCAATAATAAGGATTATTGTTCTCATCGGAAGAAGACATATTTACTGTATTTGGCACACGACGCAATCTAGTTATTTGCCCTACCCTATCATCAAGAGTAATTACTTTACCTACTTTTGAAATAAGGTATTCTTTTATTTCCCTAAAGAAACTTTGTATGTTTCTGGTGTCTTCTGTTACTTCACCAAAAACAAACATATGAAAACCTCTTCCTGAAAAGAAGAGAGTATGTTCATAGTTGTTTTCAATAATCAAATTCATCACTTCTTTTACATCACGCCACGCAATATCTAAATTATCATCATGTGCATCAAAGTCTAAAAACACTCTATCTCTAATAACAGAAGAATCTATCTGTGCTGTTTCGGAAAAATGCTCAAAGTCATATACAGTTGTATATACATTGGTTCTGTTGTTTTGAGCATTAACAAACTCAACATACTTATTCCTCGATAATACTATCTTTCTCTTCCATTGAGGTGCGTTCTTGATGTGGCTTCCCGCCCATACTGCTCTCGGATATTTCATTTTTATTTCCTCCAAATTCTACTGTTGCCGAATCTAACATGGTTCTTATTACCCCTGCTATTTCTCCGGCTAGTTTTGCTTTAATTGCTTTACGCATGACATCTTCAAAAGTATGCCCTACAAAACCTTCATTTATTTTTATTTCTCTAATCAAGTCAAACCTTTCACTTAACTTAGACTCACTGTATAATTCATTACAAAGAATGTCTATTGTTTTTTTAAGATTTGATATTTCGCTAAAAGTCCAAGCCTTTGCTAATACTTTCAATTTAATAATTTCATTATTCATATTTAATCGCCTCGAATCTATCTAAGAGAGTCAGTGCATATGACAT